TACTAATATAATACTAAAGAATAAAAACTTTTTGGCAGGATAAAAGAATGATTAAACCAGAAGATTATCAAAAAACAGGAGAAATCATCGCTAGTGATCAAATGATGATAGATGATATACAAAAAATATTTAACGACAATCCTGATTTTTTTAGATGGTACCTTAAAAATTTCGATCACATTGGAGGGTGGTATGATGACTAATGAAAAAGTAACAGATGGTATATACACAGCTAATGATCTGTACGATTCTGTAATAGATTTATACAATGGTAAATCTCATAAACAATATTCTACTGGTTTTGAAACATTAGATAAGTATTGGAAGATTGTAAAACCTTGCTTTACAGTCATTACAGGTACACCTAATAGTGGTAAGAGTTCACTAAGTTATGATATAGCAATGAACCTAGCACGTTCTGATGATTTCAAATTTGTTATATTCAGTCCTGAACATTCTCTTGCAATGAATGTTAAAAGATTAATTGAAAAATATACAAAAAAACCATTTGACAAGATGTTTACAAATAGAATGTCAGAGGTAGAACTTGGAGAGGCATTGGTCTTTATAGATAAACATTTTTGGTTTATTGACAAGAAATCAGACAGTCCTGATATTGATTGGATTCTAGACAGAGCCTATTTTTGTTCAAAAGAATTAGGAACTGATGCATTAATCATTGATCCATATAACGAAATTAACCCAAATCGTACCATTTTACGAGAAGATGAACACATATCGGTGGTTATTTCAAAGATAAAAAGATTCAACAGAGAAACAGAGAGCATGAGTTTCTTAGTAGCACACCCTAACAAACAGATAAGAAATCCTGATGGCAAGTTTGTTGTTGATAGTTTATATTCAATCTCTGGAAGTAGTCATTTCAATAATAAAGCTGATATTGGCGTAATTGTTACAAGAGATTTTGAGAAAGGGCAAACAGATGTAAGAATTGCCAAAGTCAGAGAACTAGATCTCTATGGAAATATCGGAAGTGTAACCTTAAAATGGTCAGGCAATACAAGATCATTTCATACTGAACAAGAATTTACAAAGATTAGTAATAATAAAATTTTTAAATAAAATATTTTATGGTATATTGTATCTGTAATGAACATAGAAATAATAAAACTATCAGAAATAAAACCATACGAAAACAATCCTAGAATAAAAAGCAACATTACAAAAGTTGCAGAATCAATAAAGAAATTCGGTTTTCAACAACCAATAGTAGTAGATACACAAAATATAATCATTGTTGGTCATTCAAGATATGAGGCATCAAAGCAATTAAATCTTGAAAGAGTACCAGTTCTTATTGCAAAAGACATGTCAGCAGAAGATGTTAAGGCATACAGAATAGCTGATAATCGTACAAATCAAGATTCTGAATGGGATTTTCCCAAACTAAACAAAGAATTTGGTGATTTATTAGATGTAAATTTTGATCTAACAGACTTAGGTTTTGATGAAAAAGAGATTGAAAATATGATCACATTTAAAGGTGATGAAACCTACTTTGATTCAGATATGGCAAGAGAACATTGGAAAGAAATGCCAGATTTCATTCATGAAGATAATAAACCATATAGAACAATTTATTTACATTTTGATGATGATGAACAGGTAGAAGAATTTGCACAATTAATTAATCAGACAGTAACCGATAAAACAAAAACAGTATATTTCAATGAAAGACAACAAAGAGTTTTGAAAGATAAAGTATATGAGTAATATATTGCCACAATTTCCATTATATATACCAAGTAAAGGTAGATACGAAAAAAGATTAACAGCTGATGCCCTTGATCAACAAAAAGTACCCTACAAATTAGTTATTGAAGAACAAGAATATATTAAATATGCAAGATTCGTTGATAAATCTAAACTACTTGTCTTAGATAAGAAATACCAAGAAGAATACGACACACTTGATGATCTAGGATATCAATTATCCAAGGGACCAGGTGGTGCAAGAAACTTTATTTGGGATCATTCAATATCACAAGGTTACAAGTGGCATTGGGTAATGGACGATAACATTGGTAAATTCAAAAGATTCATACACAACAGTGAAATAGATTGTAAATCAGGTGTTATGTGGCGTGTTATGGAAGATTTCTGCTTGAGATATACGAATGTAGGAATGGCAGGACCAAATTATAATTTTTTCGTGGTAGACAATGCAGGTGCAGATTATGGACCATTCACAGTGAACACAAGAATATATAGTTGTAATTTAATAAGAAATGATATCCCATTTAGATGGAGAGGAAGATACAACGAAGATACTATATTGTCTTTAGATATGCTTAAAAAGGGTTGGTGTACCATACAATTCAATCTCTTTTTACAATGTAAGGCAAAAACATTATCAATGAAGGGTGGGAATACTGATGATCTATATGGAAAAACAAACAACAGATTAGAATTTGCTAATATGTTGCAATCTGTTCACCCTGATGTAACAGAAGTAAAAATGAAATATGGCAGATGGCATCACATGGTTAATTATAGGAAATTTAAGAAACAAAATAAGTTAATCTACAAAGAGGGATTGACATTTGGTAAAAAAACAAATAATTATGGTCTTGAATTAAAACGAAAATGAGTGTTTATTTTTACATTATAAAAAAGATATGCCAAAAGATATAAAAATAACTGATGATAAAAAAGAAGTGGTTAAGAAAGCATCAGGTATGGGACTACCACATGATCAAATATGTTCATTATTAGATATAAGCAGACCAACATTATATAAATATTATCAAGATGAACTAAGAGAAGGAAAAGCTACTGCTAATTTTCAGGTTGCAAATAATCTTTTCAAGATAGCAACAAGTCAATCTAATGGTGCAGTAACAGCAGGTATCTTTTGGTTAAAAACACAAGCAGGTTGGAAAGAACATAATGTAATTGAGGTAACAGATAGTTCACAAGAAAATGATAAATTTAGAAAGCTCATCTCAGACATTCGAGAATCTAAGCTATCGGAAGAAGATAGCAACGAATCTACTCACTGATTGGATAAAAAAGGCAAGACCAAATCAATTGGTCGTAGATAATCCTGATTATAATATCTATTTATTTTTATGTGGTCGTGGGTGGGGAAAGACACTCTGTGGCGCTTATGACATCATACAATATTGTCTACTGAATGATAATGTAACATGTGGTGTGGTCGCACCTACATATTCAGATTTAAGAAGGGTTGTATTTACTGGTGATAGTGGAATTATGAATGTTATCAACAGGGATTTGCTCGATGAATCAGGATATAACAAATCTAACAATGAAATAAACTTTTTCAATGGTTCTAAGGTAATGGGATTTCCTGCACAAGAACCTGATAGGTTAAGAGGTGTGCAATTTCATAGGGCATGGTGTGATGAATTAGCATCTTGGCGATATCCTGAATCTTTTGATAACTTGATGATGGCATTGAGATTAGGGCAAGAGCCAAAATGTATAATAACAACAACACCAAGACCAACAAAGATAATAAAAACACTAGCAAAAAGACAAGATACCAAAGTCATTAGAGGCACAACATTTGACAATGTAGACAATCTTGCAAGTTCTTCTATAGAAATGTTAAAAGAACGATATATGGGAACAAGACTAGGTAGACAAGAATTATATGCAGAAATCTTAGAAGATATAGAAGGTGCATTATTTAATATTGATTTGATTGAAAGATCAAGAGTTCAAGAAACGCCAGATTTAGAAAGAATAGTTGTCGCTATTGATCCTGCAGTAACCAATAACCCACATTCAGATGAAACAGGAATTGTTGTTGCAGGTAGAGATAGTAAAGGACATTTTTATATTCTCAATGATTCAAGCATGATAAATAATCCTGATGTATGGATAAACAAAGCTATTAGTTTGTATCATCAATATGATTGCGATAGGATAGTAGCAGAAGTAAACAATGGTGGTGATCTTATTGAAAGACTTTTACGAACTAAAGAAGAAAACATTTCTTATACAAGTGTTAGAGCAACAAGAGGTAAGGTAATCAGAGCAGAGCCAATATCAGCATTGTATGAACAAAATAAAGTTCATCATGTAGGTGTATTAAAAGAATTAGAAGAACAAATGTGTCAATTCACAGGAAATAATGTAAAATCACAACATGACGATAGAGTTGATGCACTGGTATGGGCTATAACATCATTACAAAGTTCAGGTCAGGCAATTTTTAGGATTAGTTAAATGGGAATATTTGATAAGTTTTTTGTACAAGAAAAAAAAGTTACATCAGAAACGAAACAAGCACCTAAAATTATGATCAATAAGTTGGCTGCTGAATCACAAAAAGGTCAAAGAAGATACAAAGATTATGCAAAAGAAGGTTACACAGATAATGCAATTGTTCATAGATGTATTCAGTTAATTGCAAATAGTGCCTCAGCTGTTGATTTATGCGTATATGATGATGATGTAAAGCTAGAAAACCATGAGTTAATCTCATTGCTCAAAAGACCAAACCCAACACAAAGTGGTATAGAGTTCTTTGCAAGTATGTATTCATTCCTTATGATCTCAGGCAATACCTATATCCTAAGAGATTCTGATGCATTAAAAATGCCTAATGAATTATATCTTTTAAGACCTGACAGAATAGATATTGAATCAAGTACTACAGTTATACCATCAGCATATAGATATGTGATTAATGGTGTAGAAAAAGCTAAATACTTTGTAGATCAAAACACAGGATTTTCACAAATAAAACATATAAAAATGTGGAATCCATTAGATGATTATTATGGTTGTTCGCCAATGATGGCATCAGCATACAATATTGATCAACACAATCTAGCAGGTTTACATAATGTGGCATTATTAAAAAATGGTGCAACACCAAGTGGTATGCTTAAATTCAAGCCAACAGATGAAACAGGTATGTCTACCACATTAACAGATGATCAAAGAGCAAGAATATTAGAAGATTTAGAATTTAGATTTCAAGGTAGTCATAATTCAGGCAGACCAATGTTATTAGAGGGAGACTTTGACTATACACAATTAGGTCTATCACCAAAAGATATGGATTTCTTAGAATTAGCAAATATGTCTGCAAGAGAAATTC